CTAGGGTGTGGACACATTGTGGACACTCTGACCACCATTAGCACCCTTCAACGGATTAAGCGAAATGGCGTCCTGCAGGTACTGAGGAGCGAAGTGCGCATAGACCATTGTCTGCGCAATTTTCGTATGACCTAAGATCCTCTGCAGTGTGATGATGTTGCCCCCGTTAATCATAAAGTGCGTCGCGAAAGAGTGTCGTAGCGCATGTGTTGCTTGTCCGGCCGGCAAGTCGGGCTTAACCTCTTTGAGGGTTCGCCTGAAGTCAGCATAACTGGCCTCAGGAAACAGAAAGCCTCGTGTTTTGCCGACTACGTAAGCCGCAACGTCATCAGAAATCGGAACCGTTCGCGGTATGTTGGTTTTCGTCTTAACGAAAGACACCCGGTTATGAATCACGTTCTCCGCTTTCAGCCTTGCAGCCTCACCCCATCTTGCCCCGGTACTCAGACACAAGACGGCAATTTTACGATTATCTCCTGATAGTGCTGCCAGTAAGGCTTCAATTTCCTCAAGAGTGAGATAGCCCGTTTCGGCAGTCTGCTCTTTCAGTTTTTTGTACCCTCTAAACGGATGCTCGCCGTTATACATTTCTGACTCAATCAGGGTAGTAAACATCCCACCTAATGTAATCAGATCGCGGTTGATGGTAGTTGGCTTAATACCTTCAGCCCGGCGTTGAGCACAATATTGCGTTATCAGGCTCTTGGTGATCTGGAAAGCGCATGGGTTACCGGTCATCGTTTCGAAACGCTCAATTTTCCTGAGATACGATTGACCGTGCTCCTCATGTTTACCTTTCAGCTTCCACCATAACTCTTTCAGTTCCGACAATTGGCGTTTGTCCGTTGGTTTTGAAAGCCATTCCTTTGAGTGATGGTTATATTGAGTATGCTTTTCAAAAGCCATCGCCTCGCTTTTCTTGTCGAACTTCCGACGGATGCGTTTTCCATTACGCCCGGTCGGTCTAATGTCCACTTCATATCGACCATCATCGAGCTTTTTAACAGACATAAAGCCTCCCGATGATGTTACTGCGTACTTCAATTTCCTGATTTACATAGCAAAAACTCACTGTGCATTTGCTGCACAAATAAGCGCCGTAAATGGTTAGCCAGTTTTCTGGTCTGAGTGGGGTGACGTTGTTGTCTGCTGCCCAAAGTGCGCGAGAGCCGGTGCAATTTGCCCAGCTTCAGGCGCTATTTGATCAGTCATAAACCACATCGTGTATTTCGTGAAACGAGGGTGCTGGAGAATTTTCATTATGGATTCCACACCCGCATTTTTGGAGCGGCTTTCATAGCTCGAAAGTGAACTATAAGGAACGCCAGTCAAGTCACTGACTTCCCTACGGTTTAGCCTCTCTGACTCCCGCATTAGCTTTAGCTTCTCTGAAACGTGTATTGACATAATTACTCCTATTGCGTAATTTCATGTTCATGGTGTCTATTGTTTTGCATTCGTAGTCACACTAAAGGCAATTATAAGCCATTAAGAGCAATTAAAACGCTAACGGAGAAGTGTACCAGATGAAGAAGACGTTAGAGAGCGCAACTGACGCAGTTCCATATCAGGAGTTTGCACGCCTGATAGGTAAAACCCCGGCGGCCGTAAAAGGGATGATTGAGAAAGGCAAATTACCAATCATTGAAATGACCGACCCACAATCTGCTACTGGAAGAGCTGGGGAGTATTGGGTCTACCTTCCAGCATGGAACAACGGTATGAAGATGGCATATGAGAGCCGTCCTAGAGAGATTCGCGATGGTTGGCTGATGTGGCTCGGCTTAGGTCAACCTTCACGGTGATTAAATTCATCTAATCCATTCAAATTCAATCGAGAAATTGCATGTCAAAACCAATAAAGCATGGCTGCATTCGTCATATCACTAATGGTATGCGGGTGCTGATCGACTTAAAAAGCGTGGCCGCTATCCGTGAGCGCACTGAAACAGCCGACAAAGTTGAGGTGCATCTGACGTCGGGAGAAGTTTTTGAACTTGATGTTACCTATGAGGAGATTGCAGGTCTGTATCTAGAATTTTTAGCAAAAGAACGTGGGGTTATGGCAAACCCCACCAGTATTTGAGCTTAGTTGATATCTAAAAAGCTTTTATGCGTGACAGGCATTTTAGATTGAACTGCCTCTCTCAACTGGATTGAGAGTTTGTTGATTTCCTCAGCCTTCTCACGATTAGAGATCGCATCAGAGGAAGAATTAACCAATGCAATGGCTGATTTTAGAGTGGCAATTAATTCATCATTTTGTTGATTAGTCATGAAATACCTCATGTGATTGGCTTGTTTTTGGCGATTCGATCCTATCACAAGGCCATGTGTCGGGCATGGTTAAAACCCGACTCCCTAAGGAGAATTTATGAAAGAGCCTCGCTGTATTGCACAGTTGCTTCGAAGAGAAAACCCTAATCCGATCAACTTCACCATCACTCACGGTCGCGGCCGCAAGGGCATAATCATCCGAACCCGTAAGCCGGGCGTTATCGAGAAGGTTCGCCGTCTGGTCAAAAAGAGAGGACTGTGGTTATGACGGTAATGACACTGGACGTGATCCAGAAACAACCAACAGCGCTTCGCGGTCTGGTCTGCAAGTATTTGGCTCAGCCTCGCTGGCAGGACACTTGCGATTTTTACAATCAGATGATGGAGCGGGAGCGTCTTACGGTTTGTTTCCACGCACAATTAAAACAGCGCCACTCTGTCATGCGCTTAGAGGAAATGACCGAAGCCGATCGTGAGCGTCTTGTTTGCGCGCTTGATGAATTGAGAAATGCATTCGCCCGGCACCGCCAACTTGGCGTGTCGAAAGCAACTTTCATCAGCCGCCTGACCGTTAGCCAAAGGCGAACACTGTTTCTTCATGCGGGGCTGACAGAGCAGGAATTTATGATGCCGCACTGGCGTTTGAACGAAGAGGGCTGTTATTGGCGCGACAAACTTTTCCGCGCGCTGCGAGAGCTGTTCAGCCTTTTTGAGTACGCACCAACTATTTTAACCTCGGTAAAACCTGAGCAGTATTTACATTAATTAATCTGGATTCGTTTTATTACGCGCCTTACAGCGTGGGGACTCCTTTTGTCTGGAGATAGGCAAATGCAAAAACAAAATACAGCGCAGCGGGGGATGTGTTCGGCACATCTGGCGCAGGCAGTAAGCGAGGCACAGCGCGACTTGGCGACCCGTTACTCTTCTCAGTTTGATGGGCTTATCGCGTACATCAGTAAGTCAGAACTTAATCGCACCGAGATTATCGAGTTATTAGGCCAGGAGTCGGAAAAGTTACACAACTCAATTTTCGGTAGAGCTGGTTAACCACTGTTAACAGGAAGCAAAAATGAGCATACGCATCGAGATTAATAACCAATACGTCATCACAAGTGACCGCTATCAATTCATTTTGCAGGAAAAAAAGACCGCTACATCCGGGAAGAATGAAGGTAAGGAATGGTTGGACGTTGTGGGTTACTACCCAACTATCCCTAAGCTTATCTCAGGCTTGGTTTTGCATGATCTTTTGACCAGCGATCTTACCGGCTTCTCAGCTTTGGAAGCTCGGATTGAACGCATGGGGAAGCAATGTCTGGACGCTTTTAAATAATATGTCCAACGAACCTCGGGGGCGTGTTGCCCCCTCGCCACCACCATTTTTGAAGGGCACCAGTGATTCATTCGTTGGTGCTTATCCCTGGAATAACGTCACCAAAGAGGCCATTGGCCGCGACAGACCTCTTACACGTGCCGAACTCCGTCAGGTGCAAGGTGTTTTAAACCGGATTGACCGTCTGCCGTTTTTCCTGCAAACGCTGTTTACATCGCGTTATAACTTCATCCGCCGTAAAAAGAGCCCTTTAGGTGGGCTGTATTTCCTCAAAAACACGTTTGAGCGTAAGCTGCTGCCGCGTCTTGAGCGTGTTAATGAGCTGTGCGGGATGAATGAATCTGCCTCGATTGGGTTTATGTCTGCGCGTGATGAATATGCACGCCTGCCGGATATGAATGACAAAGAGCTCAGGAGGTTTGCGGCCAGAATAGCCTCGCAGCTCTGGAGCAGATACGAGGAATTGAGCGACGCCTGGGCGCACGCGCACGGCGGCAAAGAAACCCTTTTCACTGATGAGGCGCAGGCGCATTTATACGGAAAGGTTGCCGGTGTCGCGCGCGCTTTCAACTTTACCCCGATGTACTGGAAAAAATACCGCAAGGGTCAGATGACGATCCGCATGGCATTTTCCGCTATTTCCCGCCTGATTAAAGACGAGTGGTGGGTCAACCAGCTTAAGGCGCAGCGAATGCGCTGGCGCGAGGCGCTGCTTATTGCTGCCGGTGAGGTCAACAAAGACCGTTCACCCTACGCCAGTAAAATGGCGATCCGAGACGTTCACGCGCGCCGCCTAGCTAATCTCGAATACCTGAAATCCTGCGAGCTGGAAAACAAAGTCACCGGTGAACGTATCGACCTCATCAGCAAGGTTATGGGGAGTATTTCTAACCCTGAAATACGGCGCATGGAGCTGATGAATACCATCGCCGGGATTGAGCGCTACGCGGCCAGCGCCGGTGACGTGGGGATGTTTATCACCCTGACCACGCCCTCGAAATACCATCCGACCCGACAGGTCGGCAAAGGCGAAAGCAAAACAGTGCAGCTCAATCACGGCTGGAACGACACCGCATTTACGCCAAAAGACGGCCAGCGCTATCTCTGCCGAATCTGGAGCCTGATGCGTACCGCGTTCAAAGATAACGATTTAGAGGTTTACGGGTTGCGCGTTGTCGAACCGCACCACGACGGCACGCCTCACTGGCACATGATGCTTTTTTGCAAACCCGGTCAGCGTAAAGTCATCAACGAAATCATGCGTCGTTATGCCCTTAAAGAGGACGGACACGAAAAGGGCGCGGCAAAACAGCGCTTTGAGTCCCGTCATCTTAATCAGGGCGGCGCGGCGGGTTATATCGCTAAATACATTGCCAAAAATATCGACGGCTACGCGCTCGACGGCCAGCTCGACCACGACACCGGCAAGCCCCTGAAAGATACGGCCGCAGCCGTCACCGCATGGGCGTCTACATGGCGCATCCCGCAGTTTAAACCGATTGGCCTCCCGACGATGGGCGCCTACCGCGAACTGCGAAAGCTGCCGCGCGGAGTGAGCATTGCCAGTGAATTTGACGACAGGGTCGAGGCCGCGCGAGCGGCTGCAGATGCAGGGGAATTTGACCAGTACATCATCGCGCAGGGTGGGGCAAACATGCCGCGTGATGCTCAGGCCGTCAGGGTCGCCCGTAAGGTGACAGATGAGGTCAACGAGTACGAGGAAGATATCGAGAGGGTTGTCGGGATTTATGCCCCTCACCTCGGGGCTCATCGTGTTCATGTAACCCGTACAGCCGAATGGCGCATCGTTCCAAAGGTTTTGGCCGTTGAGCCTTTGACCTTAAAAAGCGGCTCTGCCGCGCCTCGGAGTCCTGTCAATAACTGTGGAAAGCTCATTGGCGGTGGCGATCCAGTTATGACACCCACACTGTCTGAGCAAGCCGCAGCGTTGTTAAATCTGATTGATGGAGGGGTTATTGCTTGGGATGATTCCGAAGCTGTGAAAGTGTTTAAGGAGGCGCTAAAACAGGTTGCGGTGCTATCAAATAGACGCCAACGGAACGGGAAACCGTTAAAACAACACGATATCGCCCCATCAGGCAGGTTAACCAAATCCGAACGCGTGAAAATACCACGCATCCGTTTTGACCTTGCGCAGCATGGCATCACGCCGACGCGTTGGGAGTTGGAAGTGTTGGCGCGAGGTGCAATGGTTGTTTACGGCGGGCAAAAATTTGCATATCCGATTGTTGATGAGTGGGCATAGGCTATAGTTAGTAACAGCGAGAAAAATCGCCTTGTGCGCTGACTAAATGTTTTGCTAGCGCGTGAAAGAAGGTGTTGTAGATATGCCAGAAAGGGCATAGAATCACCATCCGGCATGGTTCTTTGTTGTTGATAATGAGTATCATTGCCGAGACTGTTGTTATGTCCATGAAAGACGAGAGAGAAGAAACATGAGCAAAAAGATTATCGCGATCCAAGTAAGAGGCGAGCAAGGTGCGGTTAAACCTGTTAGTCGTTCAAAGCTTGAACAAAGTGTTAATCGTTCCCTGCGAGCTTCGTTTTCTCTGGAAGGTAACAATATTACAGATACGTCTTGGTCTAAAATGGAGCAAGCTGCTCGATATCTTTCGCGAGTAGTAATCGCTTAAATTGTCTTGATTGCCCTCGATAAAAGGGCAATCAAGTTACGTTTGTTATCATGAATTGCACGTCTTACTGCGTAATGATACGCACGTTTATTTTTAATACTTCCATCTAGTTTAACCATATCAAACTCATATCCCATCGTAGCGGCAACGATCTGAAGAAATAGGCGGATTGAACGGCCATTACCATCTTCAAATGGATGAATCCATGCAAGTTCGGAGTGGAGTGTGGTTAGCATTTGAACTAGTTGTTCTTTTGTTTTTATCTTTCCTAATTCTTTTTTTGTGCAAGCCCGAAGACTGGTCTTAAGCGATTTTTTTATTTCTTCATGTTCCATGGTTGGTCGTTCTTTATCGCCAACAACAACCGGATGTGTTCTATATACTCCAGCCCATTCGTAAACATGTTCGAAAAGCACTTCGTGGCATTTTACTATTGTTTTTTCACCTATTTTTTTATTTTTATCAGATGCATAGCTGATTATCAAATGAGCGCTTCTTAAGTATGAAATCATGATTTCTGCGAAATCTACTTGATATTGATATTTGGCGAATGCGATATTTTTAGTTGCCATGTGATCATATCTTTCATTAGAACCATCGCGTAAAAGGTAAATGTTATTTTTATTGTGCTTAACCTTAATGACTCGATCTAACTGGAAGGGGAAGTTCTTATCGTGCGGCAGAATGTGAAAGTAGGTGCTCTTTTTTAATTTGTCAATGCCTACAATTGAACCAAAGAGGAATAGTGCAGCGGTAGTGTTGAGGAGTACGCAAACAGAGTCGCCTAGTTGGATTTCAGCTCTGTTTAAATCACTAGACCTCGCTTTGTAGTTGAATAAATGAGCTACTGATGGAATGTCAGTACGCGTAAGAAGTGTCCCTGACCCAGTGATAATTTCTTGCGTGCGTGAATTCCAGTAGTAGTTGATGTTTCTTTTTAGTTCTTTAGATTTTTTGATGTGAACTATTTTATAATCAAGGAGGCTTAGAGAAAACTCCCCATTAATTTTAGTTATGTTGACTTTGATATGTTTCATTTTACAAACCGTAATAAGAAAAGTGATTGAATATAGCATGATTTGAATAGTTAGTGCATTTTATAGTGTAACTCCATCAGAGCTTGTGGGGGCGATAACGAGCCCATAGAGCCGTTAGCGTTTTCCCTAGAAACCTGCTAAAGAACTGTATTTATGTACAGTTTTGTGGTCGGGGTTATATGGGCGTCAAAGATTCAAGTTTTCAGGTTGTCTATCGCGGCGAGGTCTTAGAGAACTTTAACCCGGCGGGTGGGTGTTCTTTCAGCGTACCAAAGAGTGCGGCTATTGGTCAGGGAGCACATATGATGATGTTTTTATGATTGAGTATGAGCGCCCGGTATCGCCAAATGAGGGCATGGTTTAATTAACCAGGCTGACTGAGGTCGAGGCCAAAAGTAACGATTTTGACGCGAATTTTTCGCTGTTTTAGTGGTGAATGCATCAGACGCATGAATTTGCATTCGTTTTTTAATTCCGTGTTTGTCAGCCAGCGCCAGCGCTGGCGCGGCTCGGGGCTCTGATGCATCTGCATTAAAAGCGACCCGTTAAGCGCGCAGGCGAGGCGGGGATAGCACTGCGCGCCAGACGTGGTGACGAGATTTATTTTGCGCGTCTGTGCGCGTCGTGGCGGCGCGCTGAGCGGTGAGGTTAATCGTGAGGCGGTCGCGGGATTGCGTGGCTTGCGCGGCGTCTGATGAAGTCTGAGGATGTGCCGCCAGTAGGCGGCATTTTGGGCGGGTTTAGTCGGTATCGATGTTGTAATCCTTAAAGCGGATCACCTCCATTCCTAACCAATCGTTAATCTCTTTAAACCGCTCCTGCAGCGGCGTCAGCTCGTTGCGCACAAACACACGCGCCACCTTCTCGATATCGCCCATCGAGCCGATATTTTCAGGCTTGCCGCCCATGAGCTGGAACGGCACGCGGTGCGCATCGAGCAGGTCAGCGGCGCTCACCTTCTTGATGTTAAAAAAATCATCCTTCGTAGCGACTTCACTCAACGGCACAATCTTGATGCCATCCGGTTTCCCGTTAGGGGCGTAGAAAAACAGATTTTTGAAATTCCCGAGTCCTTTCGAGTCGCGCATCGCGGAGCGCAGCGCCTCGACGTCGGTGCTGCTCTGTGCCGCGTCGGTCACGTACATGATGTAACCCGCGTGCGCGCCGTTCTGGTAATACTTGCGGCGAAACAGCGTGGCGGATTCATTCAGCCAGGCGGAATTGAGCGCGCTCAGGTATTCCGGCATTCCGTAGAGCTCCTGATTGATATCAGGCTCAAGCAGATGAAACACCGAACCGGGGGCGAACTGGTGCGGATTGGTAAAGCTCGATACGTACCAGTAAACGCCATCCTCGACACCACGGCGGGTGTATTTGGCCGGAGAGGTTTCCAGTTTAAAGAGCTGGCCGGTCACGCTCATGCGCTTTTCGAGATAGCCGTTTGCAAACACCAGATAATCAAGCACAAGGCGGCTGAAGTCCTGACGAGACAGCAACGGGTGCGGGATAAAGGTGCTGGTCAGAATGTTGCGCTTTACGTAAATCGGGGAGCTGTGGTGTACGGCTGCGCGCAGGCTTTTTGCCAGTCCCGAGAAGTTGACCGGTGGCTCGTACCATTTGCCGTTATTGATGCACTCGACATAATCGAGGATGTCGCGGCGATCTAGAACGGGTGACGGTTCACCAAAGGTGAACGCCTCCATTTTCTGCGGCGCACTGGCGGTCATGTTGGTCTGTTTTGGCTGTTTCTTTTGGCGTTTTTTCATCTTAGTTAATATCCAGAATTGAACTTGATTGCATACCGCTACCGGCGGAAAGCGGCTCATTTAACAGGGCGTGCATGGTCGCCCACGCGATATCCGCGTGGCTGGCTTCCTCGCTGCGGCTGGCTTCATAGGTCGCGCTGCGGCCACTGCTGGTCATGGTTTTGCGGATTGCCATAAATGACTGCGTGATGTCGGTCGCCCCGGCGTCATATTCCAGACACCCGCGCCTGATGGTGTCTTTCGCTTTCAGCACCATGGCGGTTTTCATTTCCGGCGTGTAGCGGATGGCGCGCGCCGCCGGGAAGAATGAGCGCACGAGCTGGTAAACACCCTGGCCGATGCCGGTCGCATCGATGCCGATATAGTCAACGGTGTATTTCTCGGTCAGCGCCCGGATGGCCTCGGCCTGTGCGGCAAAGTCCATGCCTTTCCACTGATGACGCTCAAGGATGCGGAACTTGCCACCGGCAACCAGCGGCGGAGCCAGTACCGCGCACCCGGCGCTGTCCCCGGTGTGTGACGGGTCATAGCCAATCCAGACAGGGCGCCAGTTAAACGGACGGTCGGCGAACGGCTCGAAGTCCTCCCATTCTTCCATCGCATCGACCATGCAGCGCTGCAGCTCCTCGAACGGGAATACCGACGCCTTATCGTCGACGAACTCGCACATAAAAAGGTTACGGAAGTCATCCGCGCTGTTTTCCTGCTTAAGCTGGTCGAGGTTAAACAGGGTGCAGCCACCGGCGAGCGCGTCCTCAATGGTGACTATCTGTCGCCACTGGCCGTCCCCGCATAACATGCCACCGGCAAGCGCCTGATGACTGATGTCGATGTCGACACGCTCGTCGCGGTTGCTGCGGCCACGGTTAAACAGCTCGCCTGACCAGAACGGGTAAGCGCCATGCGCCAGCGTCGACGGGGTCGAAAAATAGGTCGTGCGCAGGTGAGACTGCGAGGCCATGCCCGAGGCGACTTTGCGCAGCTTCTGGAAATTGGGGATCCAGAAAATTTCGTCAACGTACAGGTCGCCGTTGTGGCTCTGCGCGGTGTTGGAATTGGTCCCGAGAAAAATCAGCTCAGCGCCATTGTTGCCGATGACGATTGGGTCGCCTGACAGGTCGACGTCTACCAGACGGGCAAAGGCGATAATGTACTTACGGAACACGTAAGCCTGCGTTTTACTGGCCGACAAAAATATCTGGTTTTGCCCGGTCTTAAGCGCGCGCAGAAGTGACTCGCGCGCAAAGTAGAACGTCGCGCCAATCTGTCGCGATTTCAGGATGTGGCGGATGCGGTGCTCTAATCCCGCTTTATGCCAGCGGAGCTGATACTCAAACGACTGGTCGAAGAAAATCTCTTCCAGCTTTTCAATCGCTTCATCACTGAAGAAATTGCGTTTCGGCTTTTTGCGATCCCCTTTGTTGCGACTCGCAATATTGGGGTTTAAATCCACCTCGTTTCCGGTCTGGCCGTAGCGGTTAATGCGCGCGAGCCGCTCCATCTGGCGCGACAGAAAATCAGCGACTTTGAAGTCATGCGCGGTCAGGTCTGGCTTTGCGTAGAGCTGAATAAGCCGCGCCTCTAACGTGGATTCCACGCGGTTAATCGGGGCGGTTTCCTCCCATCCATCGCGCTGTTTCCAGCTCTGCACCGTCGGGCGCTTGAGCTGCAGCATGTTGCAGATTTGCGGCACGGCGAACCCCTGCCAATACAACAGCCGCGCCTGTCGTCGCGGGTCATTTAACAGAGAAAGGTCAGTTGAAATGGTCATGCTTGCCTCGTTTTTGGTGTTACGTGGCAAGGCTAAGGAAATGGGGCGTTATTCGCGCTAAGTGCCTGTTGTATCAGTTCTAACAGGAGCGCAAGCGGTGGCTGATACGGGTCAGAGTCGGGAAACTAAACCCGACCCGAAAACCCAACATCAGGACACCTGAACAATGGCAAAGAAAGTTTCTAAATGGTTTCGCATCGGCGTCGAGGGTGACACCTGCGATGGCCGTGTCATCAGCGGCGATGATATTCAGGATATGGCCGACACGTTCGACCCGCGCGTCTACGGCTGCCGCATTAACCTCGAACATATCAAAAGCCTGTTACCTGACAGCCCGTTTAAACGCTATGGCGATGTGACCGAGCTCAAGGTGGAGATTATCAGCGATGACTCTGCGCTTAACGGCAAAAAGGCGCTGTTTGCCAAAATTGCCCCGCTTGACGAACTGGTCAGCATGGTGCGCGCCGGGCAGAAGGTTTACACCTCAATGGAGATCCGCCCGAACTTTTCAAACAGCGGCAAGTGCTACCTCATCGGGCTGGCCGTCACCGATGACCCTGCAAGTCTCGGCACGGAATACCTCGAATTCTGCAGCCGCGCCGCGCAGAACCCGCTCGCCGGTAAAAAAGACCAGCCGGACGACGTTTTCTCTGTGGCCTCACTGGCTGTGCTGGAATTTGAGGACGTTCCCGACACCATGCTTAACAGCCTGACCGATAAGGTGAGAGCCATTTTTGGCCGCAAGCAGGCCAGCGATGACGCGCGTCTCGCGGATGTGCATGAGGCCGTAACCACCGTCACCGAGCTGGTGCAAACCAACCTCACCGCCACCGACCAGCGCGTCACCGAGCTGGCGACCGAACTGGCGCAACTTAAGCAGGACGTGACCAGCAAGGCGGAAGAAAGCGCGCAGGCATTTAACGACCTCAAAAGCTCCCTTGATAACACCGAAAGCCAGCGCCAGCCGCGCCGCGAGCTTTCAAAAGGCGGTACGGGCGACGAGCTGCTGACCAACTGCTGATAACACGCCGGGCGTGCTGCCCGGCCTGAACCCTTTTACCCGAACAGGAAAAACCATGCGTAAAGATACCCGCTTCAAATTTAATGCCTATCTGTCCCGCGTCGCGGAGCTGAACGGTATTTCCACCGATGACGTGGATAAGAAATTCACCGTCGAGCCGTCGGTCACGCAAACCCTGATGACGACCCTGCAGATGTCATCCGCGTTTCTGACCAAAATCAACATCGTGCCGGTCGACGAGCTGAAAGGCGAAAAAGTCGGGGTTGGCGTTAACGGTACGATTGCGAGCACTGCCGACACCGCCGGTGATGATGAGCGTAAGACCGCTGATTTCACCGCGCTGGAGTCATTCAAATACGAGTGTGACCAGATTAACTTCGATTTCCATATCCGCTATAAACAGCTCGACCTGTGGGCGCGATTCCAGGACTTCCAGACCCGTATCCGTGACGCCATCATTAAACGTCAGTCGCTGGATTTCATCATGGCCGGTTTCAACGGCATCGATCGCGCGGCGACGTCCGACCGAAAAAAATATCCACTGCTGCAGGACGTGGCGATCGGCTGGCTGCAGAAGTACCGCAAAGAAGCGCCAGCGCGCGTGATGTCCAAAATCACCGACGAAGAAGGTGCGGTGATTTCCGACGTGATCCGCGTGGGTAAGAACGGCGACTATGCGAACCTCGACGCGCTGGTCATGGATGCCACCGGCAACCTGATTGACGAGATTTATCAGGATGACCCGGAGCTGGTTGTCATCACTGGCCGTAAGCTGATGGCGGATAAGTATTACCCTATCGTCAACAAAGAGCAGGAAAACACCGAGTCGCTGGCCGCTGACATCATCATCAGCCAGAAACGTATCGGCAACCTGCCTGCCGTGCGCGTGCCTTACTTCCCGGCAAATGCCCTGATGGTGACGCGTCTCGACAACCTGTCTGTCTACTTCATGGATGACGCGCACCGCCGCAGCATCATCGAGAACCCGAAGAAAGACCGCATCGAAAACTACGAGTCAATGAATGTTGATTATGTGGTCGAGGCTTACGCCGCCGGTTGCCTGATTGAAAACATCAAGCTCGGTGACTTCACTGCACCTGCAGTGCCGGAAAGCGGGGAGTAAGCCATGACGAGTCCCGCAGCGCGTCACATGATGCGGGTCTCGGCCTCTGAAACAGCGCGGCGGGCTGCTGTCCCGCTGCGCAATGCAACTGCCTATGAGCAGATGCTCGTTAAGCTGGCCGCAGACAACCGCACGCTAAAACAAATCAGCTCCAAAGAGCGCAAAGCCGCGAAAAAGCGCGAGCTGCTGCCGTTCTATCTGCCGTGGGTCGCTGGCGTACTCGAAAACGGCAAAGGCGCGCAGGATGACATCGTCATGACGGTGATGCTCTGGCGTCTCGATGCTGACGATATCGCCGGGGCGCTGGAAATCGCCCGTTACGCCATGACCTATGGCCTCACCATGCCGGTCGGTCGCCGTCCGACGCCGTGCCTGCTGGCCGAAGAAGTGGCACTGGCCGCGCAGCGCCTGCTGACGGCAAAACAGCCGGTCAATCTGGCGAACCTGCTCGACACTATCGCGCTGACTGAACGCGCGGATATGCCCGATATCGTGCGTGCGAAGCTGCACAAAATCACCGGCTACGTGCTGCGTGATGCAAAGCAACTGCCGGAGGCGCTGGCGCACCTGCAGCGTGCGATCCAGTTAGAAAGCACCATCGGCGTACGAAAAGATATCGAGCAGCTAGAGCGCCAGCTCAGGCCAAAACGCGAACCGGCACCGAAAACCAAAACGACTCAACCGCGCACGCGCAAAGTCGCCGCTAAACCGGCGGCACGGCGCGGGCGTCCACCAAAGGCGGCAAAAGCCGCAGGTTAACCGAGCGCTCCCCGAGCCGGGCGGCACGCCGGTCAATGCGGGTATTCATTGCCCTGACTGCGACCGGCGTCCACCGCCCACCCATTACCCGAGGTTGTCATGACGACGCTGATTATTGAGCCAAAAAAAGAGCCGCAGGATGTGCCGGGCGTGGTGATACCGCCGCCGGGCGTGAGCGAGCCGGTAATCAAAAACACCCCGTTTTTTCCTGACGTGGATCCTAAGCGCGTGCGCGAAGAACTCCGCCTTGAGCAGACCGTTTCCCCTGTGCGCCTGCGCCGGGCGATTAAGACCGCCATCGCGGAGGCAAACGCGGAGCTGGGCGAGTGGCGCGAGCGTCAGCTCGAAGCCGGTCACGCCACGCTGGCCGAAGTCCCAAGCGACGAGCTCGACGGCGAAAGCGTGCGGGTTTTCCACTATTTCAATGCTGTGTGTGCCATGACGACCGCCACGCTTTATGAGCGTTTTCGCGGCGTGGATGCGACCGCCAAAGGCGACAAAAAGGCTGACAGCATCGACAGCACTATCGATGAAATGTGGCGGGATATGCGCTGGTCTGTGGCGCGTATCCAGGACAAGGCGCGCTGTATTGTGGGGCAAATCTGATGAAAGCATATGCGCTGCAGGGCGACACCCTCGACGCGATTTGCGCCCGGTACTACGGACGCACTGAGGGGGTGGTCGAAACCGTCCTAGAGGCTAATCCCGGCCTGTCTGAGCTCGGCGTCATTCTGCCGCACGGCACGGCAATTGAGCTGCCCGAGACCGAGAGCGCGGCCAGAACCGAAACGGTGAATCTATGGGACTGAGTATGGAAAAAATCACCACGTTTATCGCCTACTGGCTGGCCGTGGGGCTGGCGTATCTCGGGGCTATGTCACCCGAAAAGATGGCGCTTTACGTGGGGGGCGGATGCGCCATTTTTACCGCGCTGACGAACTACTGGTTTAAGCGCAAAACCTATCTCTATCTGACGTCTCTCGGACTCGATAAGGGGGCTATTCGTGAAATCAATCGTTAAACGTTGCAGTGTGGCCGCCGTGCTGGCGCTGGCAGCACTGATGCCTGACTTTCGTCTGCTTAACACCTCGCCCGAGGGGCTGGCGCTGATTGCCGACCTCGAAGGTTGTCGCCTGACGCCTTACCAGTGCAGCGCGGGAGTGTGGACGTCAGGCATCGGCCACACTGCAGGCGTCGTGCCGAAGGGGGAAATCACCGAACGGCAGGCGGCGGCGAGTCTCGTCGCGGATGTGCTGAACGTCGAGAAACGTCTTGCTGTCTGCGTGCCTGTGGAAATGCCGCAGCACATTTACGACGCGCTGGTCAGCTTCTCATTCAACGTGGGAACCGGCGCGGCCTGCCGGTCGACGATGGTCTCGTATATCAAGCGTCATCAATGGTGGCAGGTGTGCGACCAGCTCCCCCGCTGGGTTTACGTGAAAGGCGAAATTAACAAAGGACTGGAAAATCGCCGCGCGCGCGAGCGTGCCTACTGCCTCAGGGGGATTGAATGAAACTGATGTTGTTTTTACTGGCCGCGCTGATGGCGGTTGTGCTCTGGCAGCGTCATGAAAACGGCAACCTGACGCGCTCTTTTGAACGGGCGAACAGGGTCGCGACCGAACAAAAAACCGCGATCGTAATGCTGAAAAATCAGCTTTCCGTTTCGCAGGGAATTGCCAGGCGAAATGAAACCGCGCAGGTCAGTTTACGCGGCGAACTGCTGGCCGCCGGTGCGATGGCCGTGCGGCGTGAAGAAACAATTACGAGGCTGATAAATGAGAATGAAACCCTACGCCGCTGGTATAGCGCTGAGCTGCCTGATGTTGTGCGTCGGCTGCACACCCGCAACGCCTGCGCCTCCGCCGGTTATTGTTTACAGCGCCTGCCCGAAGGTGAGCTATTGCCCGATGCCGGGAAGCGACCCGGCCACTAATGGCGACCTGAGTGCCGATATTCGCAGGCTAGAGCACGCGCTGGCCGCCTGCGCGCTGCAGGTTGAAACCGTCAAAGACTGTCAGGATAAACTCGATGAAGAAAGCACGCAGCCTGCGCGAAGCGCTGATTAAAGCCGTTCCGCAGCTTGAAACAAACCCCGAAATGATGCGCATCTTTGCAGATGAGGGGAATATCGATGCGCGGCTCGCGGCCTCGCTGTCGCATGAGAAAATTTACACACTGAATGTGATAGTGTGTGACTTTGTGGGCGACCCCGATTTGATATTCGTGCCGGTGGCCGCATGGTTGCGTGAGAATCAGCCGGATATTTGCACGCTCGATGACGGCCGCAAAAAGGGCTACCGTTTCCAGATGGATTTAAACGACGAGGATAGTGTCGATATCAGCATCAGTCTGCAGCTCACCGAGCGCACCCTCATCAAAGAGGAAAACGGCGCGCTGCATGTCAGCTATGCCCCGGAGCCGCCACTGCCTGAGCCCGTCACCCGGCCAAAAGAGCTCTATATCAATGGCGAACTGGTGAGCAAATGGGATGAGTGAATTTAAGCCCTTTGACGACCGGCTCAATGGTCTGATTGCTGCCCTGTCACCGGCAGCGCGCCGCAAGCTGGCCGGGGAGATTGCAAAGGAGCTGCGCAAGTCGCAACAGCAACGCATCAAGCTGCAGAAAGCCCCGGACGGCTCGCCTTATCAGGCGCGAAAGCGTCAGCCGCTCAGGGCAAAAACCGGGCGGATTAAACGTGCGATGTTCCAGAAACTCCGCACAAGCCGGTACATGAAAGCCACTGGCAGTGAAAACAGCGCGGTGGTGGAATTTACTGGCAAAGTGCAGCGTATTGCGCAAGTCCATCAGTACGGGCTAAAAGACCGCCCTAATCCGCACAGCCGTGACGTGCAGTACGCGGCGCGCAAGTTACTCGGATTCAGCCGGGAAGATAAACTACTCGTCGAGTCGTTGATAATAAAACATATGAATTAAACTACAGGCGATGACGGTCTTTGCGTCATCGCCATTGCTATAGCCGACTATGAAGCTCCGTCCATCTTTTTGATTTTCCAAAGTGTAATGCGTCGTTTAAACCAACTTAAGATAATTTGAGAAACAACTTTCTTTTCTCGGGTTTTGGTCTTTAATTGTTCTAATTCAACAAAGGCAATATATTGAAACTTCGATGCCTCACTCCTACCGTTGTCTCGAAGTGTGTTTATTATTTCATGATCACCACCTTTGTTATAAATGATAAAAGATGAAACGGCATGTTGTAATTTGAAAGCATGGTTGCGAATAAAATCATCAGAAGTGATACTTATTTCATTATGCAATCTTAAGTAATTAAGGTAGTCGTCGCTACTACCATCACACTGTGTAAAAAGATATCTCTGCATTAATGATTGTGATGTTGTTAAGAAGTCAACATACCTTTTCGTTTTTTCTTCAATGTCTTTATTAATTTGAGCAAGAACTTGTTTTTTATTTTCATGGTTCTGAGCGAGTTTTAGGGTAAGCCAACTGCTAGCCAGTGCTATCAATGACCCTAAGCCAATTTTTACGGCATTATCCGTAACGTCAATCCAAGTCGAAGCCATGTTCATATCCTTTTTATGCCTAAGTTAGTCTGATTTTAAGTCGAACTCTAATTGTAAAAAATTTGAGTGATCTTCCGGGCATGTCCAACAAGGGCTTGTTGTTCGCTACACCAGTGAACCACGTTTTATTGCTGCTGACCTTGCCAAACGTCATCCTTTCACCATCAGCGTTCTAAATTCTCTGCAGGAAATCACACGCATGCCACGGAGTGTTAACTTTCCTTCCTATTCAGCATCAGGACTGTTTAATATGCTTTCGGGGATATCATTACTTTTGAGGGAGTTTAGAATATTTATATGGGCATTACGTGTATCTCTCGCAAGGTTAGCTGCGGCCTCAGTGTCTCTGATCATGTTACCATTTCCGAGAAGTTCATTTCTGAGCTCATTCAAAATTTGTGTATAAAAATACATGGTTAAATGGAAAGCATGATTGTCGCCATATTGTTCAAAGCCCGCCTGGGATTGTGGGTATAGTTCAATAATCATGGCTTTCATTTTCTCTTTGTTAAATAGATTGGGGTCAATTTTTAAACCGGGTAGTGACAGCACTTTCATAATTGTTACTGCATTCAGTATGATGGACTCGTAAGCCTCAAAGGTTTTTATTGTGCGCTCGCTAAGATATAAATTTGCGAGTGTTCTGTCGATCTTTCTAAAAGAGGTTAGTTTCTCATCGATATTAAATGGGTCAATTAATGTTTTAATGAAGTTTGCTATCTTGGGGTCGGGGTTTCTTTTTATAATTTCATCAATGTTAAGCATTTTTAAGTAATCAGCTAAGCCTGAAAACTCTGCAATAAGTTGGCGTGAGCGTAATAAACTCTCTGCAGCCTCGAATCGTTTAGATTGTAGGGCTGAATCACGCTCTCTACGTGCAGAACTCATAAACGTTCTGATTTGTTCGAGCTCCTTTTCGTTGTCGCGTATCTCAGCCTTAAATTTTTCAAATTTCTTCTCGAAGTGATGTTCTACTGACTTAGTGAAGAATTTAGTCAATGTTGAACGCGTTAGAAATGCAAGCAAGGTCAGTGCTCCTGCAGATGTAATAATACTAATTACCCATCTAGAAATTTGCTCAGCCATTTTCGTTCCTTAGAGTCTTTAAGTTTATCCGACAGGATTTGAGCGTTGCAGTAAAGATAATGTTTTATAAAGAGAAATGCCAACAAAACGAATAAAGATGAGCATTGGGTGAATCGGTGACGCCAGTGCGTTCGTATGTAAATATGTGTTGCTAGACAGCTCTTCGAGACGCTGATAATTAAACACCTCTATCTTAGCGTTGTCACAACAACCACAAAACACCGTTCCATTGCCGCTGGCCTCGCCCGGCGGCATCCTTTCCCCATGAATAATCTAAATTCTCTGCAGGAAATCGCACGCGCGATCCGCAACCTTATCCGCACCGGCATCGTGACCGACGTCGACCACGGCGAGGGGCTTTGTCGCGTCCAGACCGGCGGCATGGAAACCACCTGGCTGAACTGGCTGACCTGCCGCGCCGGTCGCTCGCGCGTATGGTGGGCTCCCTCCATTGGCGAGCAGGTGCTTTTGCTGGCTGTCGGCGGCGAGCTCGATACGGCGTTTGTATTGCCCGGCATTTTCTCGGATGACCATCCCGCACCCTCGGCCTCACCCGATGCGTTTCATGTGTCATTTCCTGATGGCGCTGTCATCGAGTACGAACCCCAAAACAGTGCGCTCACCGTGTTAGGCATAAAAACTGCCGACGTCACCGCGTCGGACTCCATTACGGCCACCGTGCCACTGATACTGGTGAAAGCCTCGACCCGCATCACGCTTGATACGCCGGAGGTGGTGTGCACCAACAAGCTGACGACCGGCACGCTCGAAGTGAAGAACGGCGGGAAGATGAGCGGGAACATCGAGCACACCGGCGGGACACCGAAATCAAACGGCGTGCAGGTGGATAACCACGCGCACGGCAACGTACAGAGCGGCGGAAGCTGGACTAAGGGGACGCAATGACGGTGCGTTATCTGGGAATGAACAGCCAGACCGGCCTCAGTATTTCTGAGGTTGAGCATATCCGGCAAAGCGTGCGCGACATTCTGGTCACGCCGGTTGGGTCGCGCGTCATGCGCCGTGAATACGGCTCGCTTCTTTCGCAAATGATTGACCAGCCGCAGACCCCGGCTCTGCGCCTGCAGATTATGGCCGCGTCCTATTCCGCGATCCAGAAGTGGGAGCCCCGCGTAAATCTTTCGACCATCACCTTTGAACGGTCGGAGACCGACGGCGGACTGTATGTCGACATCACCGGCACCCGCTCCACCGGCGGCCAGCCTTTTTCACTCACCATTCCACTGAGTTAAACGCTATGGCAATTGTTGACCTGAGCCAGCTCGCCGCGCCCGATGTCGTGGAAGTGCTGGACTATGAGACCATTCTCGCAGAGCGTAAGGCGACGCTCGTCTCGCTTTATCCCGAGGAACAACAGGAGGCCGTCGCGCGCACGCTGACGCTCGAATCAGAGCCGATTGTTAAGCTGCTGCAGGAAAACGCCTATCGGGAAGTTATCTGGCGACAGCGCGTCAACGAGGCCGCGCGCGCGGTCATGCTGGCCTACGCCACTGGCGCAGACCTCGACCAGATAGGTGCAAATTACAACGTCAAGCGCCTTGTTATCACGAGTGCAGACGATACCACGTTACCGCCAACGCCTGCCGTGATGGAATCGGACACCGACTACCGTCTGCGCATTCAACAGGCATTTGAGGGGCTGAGTACCGCAGGCTCTGTCGGCTCATATCAGTTTCATGGCCGCAGCGCTGACGGGCGTGTCGCCGATATTTCGGTCATCAGTCCCGCGCCTGCGTGTGTCACGGTCACGGTGCTGTCACGCGAAAATAACGGGATAGCTTCTGACGAGCTGCTCGCCATCGTGCGCACCGCGCTGAACGATGAGGACGTCAGGCCGGTCGCTGACCGCGTGACCGTGCAGTCGGCGAACATTGTCGACTATAAAATCACCGCATCCCTTTACCTTTATCCCGGTCCCGAAAGTGAGCCGGTACTCAGTGCGGCAAAAGCAAAGCTGCAGGCGTATATCACCGCGCAGCACCGGCTCGGGCGTGATATCCGCAAATCTGCGATTTATGCCGCGCTCCACGTCGAGGGGGTACAGCGCGTTGAGCTGGCCGCGCCGGTGGCTGATATCGTGCTCGATGAGACTCAGGCGTCATGGTGCACCGAGTACAGCGTAACCATCGGGGGCAACGATGAATAATACCCGACTGTTGCCGGTGGGCTCGTCGCCGCTTGAGGTGGCGGCGGCGCGCGCCTGCGCTGAAATCGAAAATACCCCCGTTCCGCTGCGTCGCCTCTGGAGTCCTGACGACTGCCCGGCAAATCTGCTGCCATGGCTGGCGTGGGCGTTTTCCGTTGACCGCTGGGATGAGAGCTGGCCGGAGGCTACAAAAAGGGACGTGATCCGCGCGGCGTGGTACATCCACGCACACAAGGGGACGATTGGTGCAGTGCGCCGCGTGGTGGAGCCGCTCGGCTATCTGATTAACGTCTCTGAGTGGTGGCAAACAAACGACCCACCCGGCACGTTTCGCCTCGATATCGGCGTGTTAGAGACGGGCATCACCGAGGAAATGTACTACGAAATGGAGCGGCTTATTGCCGATGCAAAGCCAGCCAGCCGCCATTTAATCGGCCTCAATATTATTCAGGACATTCCCGGCTATCTGTACACCGGTGCCCTGAGCTATGACGGTGACATCATCACGGTTTACCCCGGATAAGTGAGAGCACAATGACAGTGAAATACAAAACGGTCATCACCAAAGCCGGTGCGGAAAAACTCGCGGCGGCGACCGTCCCTAACGGGAAAAAGGTGAATTTTACGGCGATGGCCGTGGGTGACGGTGGCGGCACGCTACCGGTGCCAGACCCTACCCAGACAAAGCTTGTCAAAGAGGTCTGGCGTCACACACTGAACAAAATCAGCCAGGACAGGAAAAATAAAAATTATGTCGTGGCGGAACTGCTTATCCCGCCTGAAACCGGCGGTTTCTGGCTGCGCGAGCTCGGGCTCTATGATGACACCGGCACGCTGATTGCAGTCGGTAACATGGCCGAAAGCTACAAGCCAGCGCTGGCAGAGGGCTCAGGCCGCGCGCAGACCGTTCGAATGGTCATCATGGTGAGCGACATCGAGTCAGTCGAGCTGACCATGGACACCTCAACGGTGATGGCTACGCAGGACTACGTTGACGACAAGCTCGCGGAGCATGAGCAGTCCCGCCGCCATCCTGACGCCACCCTCACTGCAAAGGGTTTCACTCAGCTAAGCAGTGCGACCGACAGCACGTCTGAGGCGCTCGCAGCGACGCCGAAAGCGGTGAAGGCGGCGTATGACCTTGCCAAAGGGAAATACACGGCTCAGGACGCCACCACGGCGCAAAAGGGCATCGTCCAGCTCAGCAGCGCGACCGACAGCACGTCTGAGGTGCTCGCAGCGACGCCGAAAGCGGTTAAGGCGGCGTATGACCTTGCCAAAGGGAAATACACGGCTCAGGACGCCACCACGGCGCAAAAGGGCATCGTCCAGCTCAGTAGCGAGACCGACAGCACGTCTGAGGCACTGGCTGCGACACCGAAAGCCGTTAAAGCCGCAAATGACAATGCCGCTGCAGCAAATAAAAATGCCAGTGAGCGAGTCAGTAAATCTGGCGACAGCATGACCGGAACGTTAAATCAGGACTCAGTAGCGCAGGCAACCTATAACCTGACGGCACTTTCCAACGCTGCTACAGGTAATAAAAATTATCTGCGTAAAATGCGCGGTGGCGGGACGGATACTATCTGGCATGAAACCGTTCAGGGTGGCGAGTATCGCCTGGCGACAGGGAGCACTGATGCACAGGAAGAGCTGGCAATAAGTACCAGCGCCGGTGTCAGAACGCGAGGGAATTTCACCTCGCAAACTGGCGGGTTTTATTCAGGAAGCACCAAAAAGTTTTCCTTTGTTTCTTCAAATACTTCTGACAAAAATGCCGCCTTGCGCCTTTGGGGGAATGCTGACCGGCCAACAGTAGTTGAACTGGGGGACGACACTGGCTATCACCTTTATTCTCAGCGAAGTAAAGATGGTTCATTACAGTTTCAGTATAACGGCGTAGGGCTATTTAGCGGTTATTTACGCGCAAGCGGGGAAGTGCAATCAAGTTCGGCCAATAGTTACCGCATAGCATATGGCGCTTATGGGACGTTCTGGCGAAATGATGGCGGAAGCCTTTATTTGATGCTGACAAACAAAGATGACCCGTGGGGGAATTACAACGCCCTGAGACCTTTCCGGGTAAGTCTCAATAACGGTGAAGTAATAATCAGCAAACTCAATTTATCTGACTTCGGATATTTTGATGCGCGTTATTATACTAAAGCACAATCTGATGCGGGCTATATGCCCAAGACTGGCGCATACACAAAAGCCGAGTCTGACGGGCGTTTCCAGCCGAAAGGGAATTACACCCCTGCAGGTCAGGCGTATACAAAAGCAGAGTCGGATGCGCGTTATGGGGTGGTAAATGGTATTCGCCGTGGTGGTCAACAAATCAGAAACCCGACTGATGCGTGGTTTGGCAACTGGGAGTCACCTGCCGGTTGCGTAGTGACGGGTATTCAAATGGACGGCAGAAGTGATGGCCGAAAACTAGGGGTATATTTCCGTCAAATGCAGTACCTGAACAAGCAAACTGGCGCATGGGTTAACATTGGGGATTAAATATGGATACGTTTATTAATCCAGTTATTTATAAATACGAACACATTGAAGTAAGCGGGATAATGCGTACCGGACTTTATTTTCATGATGAGCATGGCCGGGACTGGTACGAAACCTTAACCGGCTGGAAAGGTGCTGTTTCTCTGGATGATGACGGGATTGTCATCGCTTATGAAAAGGATGTTTCGTATATGGGGATGGAAGAAGGGCGCAATGTCTATGAGGTCGACCCCCTGAGTGTGCCGATAGATGTGTTAGGGAATTACAAATATGTGGACGGCGTTTTTTATGACATCCGGCCTGATGCGGCAACGCTTGCCGAACAAACACAAAAGCAGCTCATTGAGGATGCGGGGCTCACCATTTCCGTTCTGCAGGGGGCCGTCGATGAGTCGATGGCTACTGATGCTGAAAAGGCCAGTTTATCGGCGTGGAAGAGATACCGGGTATTACTATACAGGGTTGATACCAGTAAGCCCGAAGATATTGCATGGCCTGAGCCACCCTCAAAAAGCTAATAAAAAACCCGCGTTTAGCGGGTTTAGTCGTAGGGGCATTCTTCATAGTCATTTTCAGTTTCATCACCGGCAAACAGCCTGAGCCAGCAAAAGCCAAAGAGGCACCATGCAGCCAGACCACCACCAACCCAGAGTAATATCGTCATTTTCGCTCCCTCGTTAATGGCGAAACGATAGCGACAATATCCCTTTATTGATAATGGTTATCAGCGATCAATTCCAGGTGATTGATCGCTGAAAACGATCAATCACCATTTACGCACGCTTCACGTGTTGATTGCGCGTTGTACTGGCCCTCATCCAACGGCATTACGTTTCTTGCGCCTCGCGCACAACAGAAAATAGTCGCACCCCTTTACCACGGAGTTAAACAGATGGGCGACTATCACCACGGCGTCGAGGTCATCGAGATTAACGATGGCACCCGCACCATTTCCACCGTCTCGACAGCCATCATCGGTATGGTCTGCACGGCCAGCGATGCTGACGATTCAACATTCCCGCTTAATGAACCGGTGCTGATTACCAGCGTGCAAAACGCTATCGCTAAAGCCGGAACAAAAGGCACATTATCAAAATCCCTGCAGGCTATTGCCGACCAGTGCAAGCCGGTCGTTGTGGTTGTGCGCGTTGCCGATGGTATCGACGACCCGGAAGACCCGGAAGCGGCGCAGAAAGAAACCATTTCCAACATCATCGGCACGACCGACGAGAACGGCAAATACACCGGCCTGAAAGCGCTGCTGACTGCAAAGACCGTCACCGGCGTTAAGCCGCGCATTCTCGGTGTGCCGGGACTGGATACGCAGGAAGTGGCGACCGCGCTCGCGTCGACCTGCCAGAGCCTGCGCGCGTTCGGCTACGTGAGCGCGTGGGGTTGCAAGACCATTTCCGAAGCGATCGCCTATCGGGAAAACTTCAGCCAGCGCGAGCTGATGGTCATTCACCCTGATTTTCTGGCATGGGACACCACGACAAACGAAACCCAGACCGCATGGGCGACCGCCCGCGCGCTCGGCCTGCGTGCCAAAATCGACCAGGAGACCGGCTGGCACAAAACGCTGTCTAACGTCGGCGTGAATGGCGTCACCGGCGTCAGCGCCTCGGTGTCATGGGATTTGCAGGAGAAGGCCACTGACGCGAACCTGTTAAATCAGGCAGGTGTCACCACACTGATTCGTAACAACGGCTTTAAATTCTGGGGCAACCGTACCTGCTCAGATGACCCGCTTTTCCTGTTTGAAAACTACACCCGCACGGCGCAGGTGCTGGCCGACACGATGGGTGAGGCGCACGCCTGGGCGATTGATAAACCCGTTACCGCAACGCTCATCCGCGACATCGTCGCCGGTATCAATGCCAAATTCCGCGAGCTGAAAAACAACGGCTATATCGTCGACGGCACCTGCTGGTACGACCCGGAGTCAAACAGCGTGGAAACCCTGAAAGCCGGGAAACTGTATATCGATTACGACTACACCCCCGTCCCGCCGCTGGAAAACCTGACCCTGCGCCAGCGCATCACCGATACCTATCTGGCGAACCTGTCAGACTCGGTCAACAGCTAAGGAGCTCAGAGCATGGCGTTACCACGCAAACTGAAATACCTGAACATGTTTAACGACGGCCTCAGCTACATGGGCGTCGTTGAATCCGTCACCCTGCCAAAGCTGACCCGCAAGCTTGAGAAATACCGTGGCGGCGGGATGCCGGGCTCGGTGTCGATTGACCTCGGTCTCGACGACGACGCGCTGTCGCTTGAGTGGACGCTCGGCGGTCTGCCTGACGTCGAGCTGTGGGCGCAGTACGCGTCACCGGGTGCGGATAGCGTGCCGCTGCGCTTCACCGGCTCATTCCAGCGCGACGACACCGGCGCAATTTCCGCCGTTGAGGTGGTCATGCGTGGCCGTCACAAAGAGTACGACGGCGGCGAAAACAAGCAGGGCGAAAGCGGTACGACCAAAATCGCGACCGAGTGCTCGTATTACCAGCTCACGATTGACGGCAAAGAGGTCATTGAGATTGACGTCATCAACATGGTGATGAAAGTCGACGGCGTCGACCGTCTCGCTGAGCATCGCCGGGCGATTGGCCTGTAACTCGTTAACCGGTCAGACAGGCTGGCCGGTCACTTACTCAGATTCAAAGAGAGCAACATCATGGAAAACATCAACGAAACCGCCACCACCGAAACCGAAAACCCGAACATTGTGATCCTCGATAATCCCGTCATGCGCGGTGAGCAAAAAATCGAACAGGTGACCGTGACCAGACCCAACGCCGGGACTCTGCGCGGAGTGAGTCTGGCCTCACTGGCAAACTCAGACGTCGATGCGCTGATTAAAGTGCTGCCGCGTATGACGTACCCGGCGCTGACCGAGCATGAGGTCATGCGTCTGGAGGCGTCAGACCTGATTTTGTTCGCCGGTAAGGTGGTCGGTTTTTTGTCGCCATCTTCGGCTCGCTGACCTTCCCGCATAACCTTTCGGTCGATGACCTGATGGCGGATATCGCGGTGATATTTCACTGGCCGCCATCAGAGCTAAATTCCCTGAGCGTGACCGAGCTCATCACATGGCGCGAAAAGGCGCTGCAGCGAAGCGGACACCACCATGAGCAATAACGTCAGGATTGAGGTACTGCTGAACGCAGTTGACCGGGCAAGCCGACCGCTTAAGTCTATCCAGACTGCCAGCAAGACCCTTGCCGGCGATATCCGCACTTCTCAGAACAGCCTGCGCGATCTGAATGCGCAGGCGTCCCGGATTGACGGGTTCAGGAAAGCGAGCGCACAGCTTGCCGTGACCGGCCAGTCGCTTAACAAGGCGAAACAGGAAGCCGCCGCGCTGGCCGTGCAGTTTAAAAACACGGAAAACCCCACTAAAGCGCAGGCGCGGGCGATGGAGGCGGCAAAGAAATCCGCCGCTGACCTGCAGCTCAAATACAACAGCCTCAGGCGGTCGGTGCAGCGCCAGCGCACCGAGCTCGCGCGGGCTGGTATTAATACCCGAACCCTGTCGGCGGATGAGCGCCGCCTGAAAACCAGCATCAGTGAAACAACTGCGCAGCTCAACCGGCAGCGCGGGGCGCTGGCGCGGGTCAGTCAACAGCAGGCGCGACTGAGTCGCGTTAAAGAGCGTTATCAGGCCGGTAAATCCCTTGCCGGAGGCGCTGCAGCGGCAGGCGCGGCGGGCGTCGGTATCGCCACGGCCGGAACGATGGCCGGAGTAAAATTACTCACACCCGGTTATGACTTTGCACAGAAAAACTCTGAGCTGCAGGCCGTGCTCGGGGTCGAAAAACAGTCGCCCGAAATGGAGGCGCTGCGCAAACAGGCGCGCCAGCTCGGGGACAATACCGCTGCGTCTGCAGACGATGCTGCGAGCGCGCAGATTATCATTGCGAAAAGCGGCGGGGATGCCGCAGCGATTCAGGCGGCGACGCCGGTCACGCTGAATATGGCGCTGTCTAACCGTCGCTCGATGGAAGAAAACGCCGCGCTGCTGACGGGGATGAAATCCGCGTTTCAGATGTCAAACGACCAGATCGCACACATCGGCGACGTGCTGTCGATGACGATGAACAAAACGGCCGCTGACTTTGACGGGCTGAGCGACGCGCTGACGTATGCTGCGCCGGTGGCAAAAAATGCCGGGGTCAGTATCGAGCAGACCGCCGCAATGGTCGGCGCGCTCCATGACGCCAAAATCACCGGCTCGATGGCGGGAACGGGCAGCCGTGCCGTCCTGAGTCGCCTGCAGGCTCCGACCGGTAAGGCATACGAGGCCATCAAAGAACTCGGCGTTAAAACGTCTGACAGCAAGGGCAACACGCGCCCGATATTTGCCATTCTGAAAGAAATGCAGCGCAGTTTTGAGAAAAACAATCTCGGAACAAGCCAGCGCGGCGAATACATGAAAACCATCTTTGGTGAGGAAGCCAGCTCGGCGGCGGCGGTACTGATGACCGCGGCCTCAAGCGGTAAGCTCGACCAGCTCACGGCGGCGTTTAAAGCCTCGGACGGGAAAACCGCTGAGCTGGTCAAAATCATGCAGGACAACCTCGGTGGCGATTTCAAAGAATTCCAGTCAGCCTATGAGGCCGTTGGTACTGACCTGTTTGACCAGCAGGAGGGGTCACTGCGTGAGCTCACTAAAACCGCCACTAAATATGTGTTAAAGCTCGATGGGTGGATCCAGAAAAATCAGGGGCTGGCCCAGACCATCGGCATCATAGCAGGCGGCGCACTGGCAATTATTGGCATCCTCGGGGCAATTGGTCTGGTCGCCTGGCCGGTCATTACCGGCATTAATATTTTGATTGCCGGTGCATCACTGCTAGGGACGGTTTTCTCTGTGGTGGGCGGTGCCATCATGACCGTGCTCGGGGCGCTTACCTGGCCGATTGTGGCTATTGGCGTTGCCATCATCGCCGGTGCGCTGCTCATCCGCAAATACTGGGAGCCCATAAGCGCATTTTTCTCAGGCGTAATGGAGGGGATAAAGCAGGCTTTTGCCCCTGTAGTGGAATTATTCGAACCGTTAAAGCCGGTTTTTGACTGGCTGGGTGACAAACTTAAAGCGGCGTGGCAGTGGTTTAAAGACCTGATCGCACCGGTTAAATCGACGCAGGAGACGCTCGACAACTGCAAAAATGCGGGTGTGATGTTCGGTAAGATGCTGGCCGAAGCGCTGATGTTACCGCTCAAAAGCTTTAATACCTTGCGTACAGGTGTTAACTGGCTGCTGGAAAAGCTCGGAGTTATCAATAAAGAGTCGAGCGACCTTGACCAGAAAGCCGCAAAAGCCAATGCCGCAACGGGATCGGGTAAAGAGTCCACTATCAGACCAACACCGTTATTTGGCGATTCTCAGTGGTATCACCCGGTGCCGGTTCCTGCCGGGAAGACCTACGTCGACCAGAGCAAACCAGAATATAACATCACCCTGAATGGTGGCATTGCACCGGGTACAGACCTTGACCGGCAGCTCCGGGAGGCAGTTGACAGACTCGACAAGCAAAACCGTGCGCGTCAGCGCTCAAGTATGCGTCACGATGGATGAGGGCTAAAGCATGTTAATGGTTTTAGGTTTATTTGTGTTTGAGCGCCGCACGCTGCCCTATCAGTCTATGCAGTATTCGAAAGATTATCGCTGGGCGTCAAACGACCGTATCGGCAAGCCACCGGCTTACCAGTATCTCGGGGAGGGAGAAACCACGCGCACGCTGTCGGGCGTGCTTTATCCCGAAATTACGGGCGGACGTCTGTCACTGACCGCCATCGAGCTGATGGCAGACGAGGGGCGAGCGTGGCCGCTGATTGACGGAACGGGCATGATCCACGGCATGTATGTCATCGACAAAGTGACGCATACGCACACCGAGCTATTCAGCGACGGAGCAGCGAGAAAAATCGAGTTTAGCCTTTCGCTTAAACGTGTCGATAAATCGCTGGCGGCCATTTACGGCGACCTGAAAACGCAGGCCGACAATCTGGTCACGTCTGCCGGTGACTGGCTGGGAGGGCTGGCAGGATGATTACAGGTATGCATATTCAGGCCGGGGCGAAGATAGCCCCGGCGTTTATGCTCAAGCTGGATAACGAGGATATCACGCAGGATTTCAGTGACCGCCTTATCAGCCTGACCATGACCGACAATCGCGGATTCGAGGCCGACCAGCTCGATATCGAGCTCGATGACACTGACGGCCAGATAGCAATGCCGCCGCGCGGTGCAACGTTGACGCTGTGGTTAGGGTGGGAGAACTCTGCACTGATAAAAAAAGGGACGTTCACGGTCGATGAAATCGAGCACAGGGGCGCGCCTGATACGCTGACCATCCGGGGGCGCAGCGCTGATTTTCGCGGGACGCTGAACTCGCGCCGGGAACAGTCATGGCATGACACCACACTCGGGCAAATTGTGGAGACGATTGCGGCACGCAATAAGCTGACGGCCAGCGTGGCCGATACGCTGAAAGCGATCGCCGTGCCTCACATTGACCAGTCGCAGGAATCCGACGCGGTGTTTCTGTCCCGCCTGGCTGACCGGAACGGGGCGGCGGTTTCGGTAAAAGCGGGGAAACTGTTATTCCTGAAAGCGGGGAGCGGTAAGACGGCCAGCGGAAAGCCCATTCCGCAGATGACGCTTGAGCGCGGCGATGGCGATCGTCATCAGTTTGCCATTGCTGACCGGGAAGCCTACACCGGCGTGACGGCAAAATGGCTGCACACCAAAGACCCGAAGCCGCAGAAGCAAAAGGTTAAGCTCATGCGTAAGCCCAAAGAGAAGCACCTCCGCGCGCTGCAGCACCCGAAAGCGACCAAAGCCCCGGCAAAGACTAAAGCCAAAAAAGAGCAGGAAGCGCGCGAGGGTGAGTATATGGCCGGTGAGGCTGACAACGTGCTGGAGCTTACGACCATCTACGCGACAAAGGCGCAGGCCATGCGCGCCGCTCAGGCTAAGTGGGACAAGCTACAGCGTGGTGTCGCGGAGTTTTCAATCACGCTGGCGATTGGCCGGGCAGATTTATTTCCTGAAACGCCGGTGGCGGTGAAAGGCTTTAAGCGCGTCATAGACGAGCAGTCTTGGATAATCAGCCGGGTGGTGCATAACCTTAACGGGAACGGCTACACGACGGGCTTAGAGCTTGAGGTTAAGGTTTCGGACGTGGAGTACGAAAGCGAAGAGTTAAGGCAGTAGTATGCATTTAACTATTTGTTATACAGGGATAAATTGAGTAAAATTAGCGCATCGGAAATTAAATGAGGTGCTCGCCATGTTTCACTGCCCAAAATGCCATTTCGCCGCTCACGCCCGCACAAGTCGGTATTTTACTGACACGACCAAGGAGCGTTATCACCAGTGCACAAACATCAACTGCAGCGCGACGTTTGTGACCACCGAAACGGTCGAGCGCTTTATCGTATCGCCGGGCGTTGTAGTACCTGCGGCACCGCACCCGACATTATCAGGACAGCAACAAATCCACTGGCAGTGA